TTTCAAAATATTGGAGCGGTCACTTGGGACACTACAGCTAAAACTGCAGGGTTTACTGCTGTAAGTGGTAATGGTTATTTTGTAAATACAACATCTGGAGCAATTACAGTAACGCTTCCAAGTTCACCATCTGCTGGTGACATTGTTGGTATAAAAGATTATGCAAATACTGCTGACACTAATAATATTACAATTGGTAGAAACGGATCAAATATTCAAGGAATTGCAGATAATTTTTTAATTAATACTGAAGGAAGATCAGTATTATTAGTTTATGTTGATGCAACAAAAGGTTGGTTAATTACATCTGCATCACAAGCAAGTGATATTCAACAAGATATAAAATTTGTAACAGCAACAGGTGGAACAGTAACTTGTTGTGGAGATTATAAAATTCATACTTTTACAGGACCAGGAACTTTTACAGTTACTTGCGCTGGAAATGCTGCTGGTTCTAATGCAGTAGATTATTTAGTACTCGCTGGAGGAAGCGGCGGTGCAGTTGGTGGTGGTGGTGGTGCTGCAGGTGGTTACAGAGAATCCGTACCAAGTCCTGCAGCTTGGACAGCTAGTCCATTAGCAAATCCTGGAGGAGCTTTACCAGTTTCAGTATCACCTTATCCGATAACAGTTGGTGGTGGAGGTGCAGCATCTACGACTAGTCCAACAAATAGATATGCTCACAAAGGTAGTAACTCAATTTTTTCATCAATAACTTCAGCAGGTGGAGGTGGTTTAAATTCAAATTGTGAAGTTAGTCCAACAAATGGTGGAGGTAAAGAAGCTCTTCCAGGGAGTCCAGGTGGTTCTGGCGGTGGAGCTGGTTTGTCTGATGGGAGCACACAAACAGGAGGAGCAGGTAATACACCTCCAGTAAGTCCTCCTCAAGGAAATCCAGGTGGACCAGGAGGAAACCCTGGATCAGCAGGAGGTGGTGGCGGAGCAGGAGCACCAGGTGGACAAGGTGGACCTTCTTATACTAGTACTGCTGGATCAGGTGGAAATGGAGTTGCATCAAGCATTACAGGAAGTCCAGTTACAAGAGCTGGTGGTGGTGGAGGTGGATCATGGTATACATCCTCTCCTGCACCAGGTGGTTCTGGTGGAGGTGGTAGAGGAGCTGGACCTAGTGGTACAGCAGCGTTAGCAGGTACAGTAAATACTGGTAGTGGCGGAGGTGGTGACAGTTTAGGATTTAGTGCTGGACCTGGAGGAGCTGGCGGTAGCGGAATTGTAATAATAAGGTACAAATACCAATAAATAATGTTATGGCAATAAATTCATGTGGAACAACTTTAATAGATAATGGCACTTTTAAAAATATAGGTTCCATAACTTGGGATACAACTGCAAAGACAGCAGGATTTACTGCGGTTGCAGGAAATGGATATTTTTGTAATACGACTTCAGCAGCGTTTACAGTAACTTTACCTTCGTCCCCAACTGCGGGAGATACGGTTGGTATTTGTGATTACGCTAATACTGCGGATACAAACAATATTACAATTGGAAGAAACGGATCTAATATTCAAGGTGTCGCAAATGATTTTTTAATTAATATAGAAGGTGCATCTGTTTTATTAATTTATGTAGATGCTACTAAAGGTTGGTTATTAATTGATGCTGCAAGAGCAAGTAATATTGAAAAATCAGCTATTTATATTGTTGCAACAGGTGGAACTATTACAACTTGTGGCGATTACAAAATTCACACATTTACATCTCCTGGAACTTTTTGTGTTTCTCAAGTTGGTAACTCTCCTACAGTACCAACAGGTGGACCAGACGCTGTTTCTTATTTAGTAGTAGCGGGTGGTGGAGGCGGTGGAACAAATGATTCTGGTGGTGGAGGTGGAGCAGGAGGTTTTAGAGAAGGAAGAGTAGCAGCTCCTGAATATACAGCATCTCCTTTAGTTACAACAGGTCTAACTATAACAGCGTCTCCTTTTCCTATAACTGTTGGAGCTGGTGCACCTGGTGGTCATATGTCTAAAGGATCAGATTCAGTTTTTTCAACAATTACTTCAGCAGGTGGTGGCGGAGGAAATGGGGGCACACCTGGAGAAATGACTCCAAATGGATCAGGTGGATCAGGTGGTGGAAATAGAAATACAGGATCAGGTGGATTAGGAAATACTCCACCAGTAAGTCCTCCTCAAGGAAGTAATGGTGGAGCTGGCGCACCAGGACCAGGAGGAACTGCGAATGGTGGTGGCGGTGGTGGAGCTGTTGGTGTAGGAACAGATTCATCTTCTGGACAAGGTGGAAATGGAGGACCAGGCACAACAACATCCATTCCAGGATCCCCTATCGGAAAAGCAGGTGGCGGAGCTGGCAGATCTGAAAGTGGAACTCCTGGATCAGCAGGACCAAATGGTGGAGCAGCTGTTTGTGCATCTGCAAGTGCTAATACAGGTGGTGGTGGAGGTGCTGGACCAGCTAGTGGAAATGGTGGATCAGGAATAGTTATTATTAGATACAAATATCAATAAGATTAATGTATTTACTAATTAAAAAATAAATTGTATAATAGGAGTTAATTATGGCACATTTCGCAAAACTAGGAGCAAACGGAAAAGTTATTCAAGTATTAACACTTGATAATAAAGATATGCTCAATGCTGATGGAGTTGAAGACGAAGCAGTAGGTCAACAATATTTAGAACTACATAATAATTGGCCTGCACAAATGTGGATTCAAACTTCTTACAACACTATAGGTGGTAAGTATTACAATGCTGATAATACAGAACACTCTGATCAATCAAAAGCATTTAGAGGAAACTATGCAGGGATTGGTTATACTTGGGATGAAGACGATCAAATCTTCTGGCCTAAAAAACCATACGCTTCATGGGTTAAATTAATTTCAGAAGCAAGATGGCAATCTCCAATTGGTGATGCACCAGCATTAACTGCAGAACAAACTTCACAAAACGAAGTTAACACTCATAGATGGTCTTACGTTTGGAATGAAGACGGACAGTCTTGGGATTTGACAAATAGTATAGCATAATATATATCTGGTGGTGGTATGCAAAAGAAAGTTTTAACAGAGCAGGCTTTATATTTTGGTGATGTTTCAATGCCTAAAGGTTTTGAAATAGATAGAGATAAATTATCAGGCGACATTTTACAATCAACATTTACAAATTCAGAGTTTCCATTTTCAAGAACTTGGGATATGTTGAATACTTACATGAGAGATTATGTAAATGTTGAGTATGGTTTTTCTTTAATCAATAAAGAAACATGGGGTAATATGTATAAACCTAATCAACAAACAATACCTCTATTAAATATTGATCCTGTAGATTTACGTAACTCACCTGACTTTGTTTTATTGTATGGTGTAAAAGTTAAAGATTGTATGGTCAGAATACACTTTGATGATAACAGACGTAAAGGAAGAAGCTGGGATATACCATTAACAGATAATCAATTTATTATGTTTCCATCTACAAATATGTATTACATAACCAATAACCAGAAAGATAGTTTGAATTTTATTCAAACGATAACTTATGAATACATATAATTTCATAGAAGAATATAAAATACCTTTATCTATATGTGATAAATTTATTGAATATCACAATGAAAATACAGAATATAAACATAAAGGTTTATCTTCATTTGGTTATAATCCAGAGATAAAAGAATCGATAGATGTAAATTTTTACAATCACTCAAACAATAAAAATATTAAAAACTTCTTTGAAAGATTGAGTAAATTTGTAGGTCATTATACAGAAAAATATAATGTACATAAAGTTTATACCAATCCTTTACATATAATACAGCATTATAAAAAAGGTGGTGGGTATAAAAAATATCATTATGAAAGAGCATCTTTAGAAACATCTAAAAGACAATTAGTGTACACTCTATACTGCAATACACTTGAAAAAGGTGGCACTCATTTTTTATATCAAGACAAAACAATAGAAGCTGAAAAAGGTAAACTAGCAATTTGGCCCAGTGATTTTACACATACTCACAAAGGTATAGTGTCAGACACAGAAGAAAAATTTATTGTAACAGGTTGGCTTGAAATCGTATGAATGTAACTAATTATTATTGGTATTTTACATCAGCTATACCACCAAAACTATGTGATGATATTATTAAATATGGTTTATCACAAGCAGAAACAATGGCAAGAACTGGTGGTTATGGAGATAGGGAACTTACTAAACAAGAAATAAAAGATATGAAACGTAAAAGAAATTCAGATTTAGTATGGCTCAATGACCCATGGATCTATAAAGAATTACACCCATACATTCATCAAGCGAATAGAGCTGCAGGTTGGAATTTTGAATGGGATAGATCAGAATCATGTCAGTTTACAAAATATAAACTCAATCAATATTATGATTGGCACTGTGATTCTTGGGATAAAGTTTATGATAGAAAAGATTCTAATCATCCTGAACATGGAAAGATTAGAAAGCTTTCAATGACTTGTCAATTAACCGATGGGTCCGAATATGAAGGGGGTGAATTAGAATTTGATTTTAGAAACTATGATCCTCATATGAGAGAAGAAGTTAAACATTTAAGGCAAGCAAAAGAAATATTACCAAAAGGTTCTATTATTGTATTTCCTTCATTTGTATGGCATAGAGTTAAACCAGTAACGAAAGGAGTAAGATATTCATTGGTTATGTGGAACCTTGGATATCCATTTAAATAATATGATTATTCAAGAATATTTTAAAACACCAATATGGTTTGAACAAAAACCTGAATTTGTTAAATCTTTAAATCAAGCATCTAATCAATACATAAAAGATGCTAAAAAAAGGGAAAAAGAATATATTAAAAAACATGGTGACTTTGGAAGAAGTTATCATTCAACACCACTTACGATGGATAATAAATTTTTAGATTTTAGAAATTATGTAGGTCAAAAATCTTGGGAATTTTTAGATTGGTGTGGTTTTGATATGCAGCAGTATACCACTATGTTTTCAGAAATGTGGGTACAAGAATTTGCTAAAAAAGGTGGTGGACATCATTCAGCTCATATTCATTGGAATCAACATGTATCAGGTTTTTATTTTTTAAAATGTTCTGATAAAACATCATTTCCAATATTTCATGAACCACGAACAGGTGCACGTAGTACAAAATTAAAATTAAAAAATAATAATGGTATATTTCATGGAACTGAATTAATTCATTTTAAAATACAACCTGGAACCTTAATTATCTTTCCAGGATACTTAGAACATGAATATGCAGTAGACCATGGTGTAGAACCATTTAGATTTATACATTGGAATATACAAGCAGTACCAAAAGAGATGGCAAAAGATGTCATTTAAAAAAAATAAATATACCGTTATACGTCAAGCAATCTCAAAAGATTTAGCAACTTTTGTTGCAAATTATTTTAGTATGCAAAAACAAGTTTATGATACTTGTAGAGCACAGAGATATATTTCTCCATATGAAACTTTACTGGGTT